GTTAAACGCATACCATTCACCATTAGAAGCATCTCTGAAGAAACCTGCTCTTCTAATTGTTGCGCCACCATCTTGTGAGTATCTACCAACAACACCAATGTCAACGGTATCTGCAGTGTTAGAATCTGCAAGTTTAATTAACGCGTTTCTGACTCGAAGGTCTTGTTGAGAGTCGAGAAAGTATCCACCACCAACAACCAAGTCGCCATTGATAGTTACATTTCCAGTAAACAAACCACCAGAGAATTGAACTGAGTCTGCAGTACTAACAGCCTGACCAATTGCAATTGAACCTGATGTGATTGTAACACCAGTACCACCAGTAAAGTGTGCTCTTACCTCAGACGCTGAAGGTCCTGTGTATGTAATAACGCCAGTAGATTCATCATAAGTTAATGATCCATCTCCACCATTATCAGTAACACTAATTGCTCTTTTTGCATCACTATCAACTCTTGATGTGAGATAGTATAGATTTGTACCTTCTGAAACGTCTGTTGTTAATATGCTTGCGTTAATGTAAGAATCAACTCTTGCATCAGTAAAATAACGATTGGTAGAACCTTCACTTAGATCATCTGTGGATCTAGCAGTCAAAGATGCTGCAGATAGAGTACCTTGAAGTTCACCACCAGATGCTAAGATATTATTAGCCGCGATAATATCTTGGCCCCGAATATTTTTGTCAGCACCAATACCACCTCTAACGACAAGCGCTGCTGATGTCTTTGAAGATGCCTCAGTAGCATTTTTGAAATCAAATGCACCACCTGATGTCATAACAACTAATTCGCTGCCTCCATCAAGATCGTAAGGTCCAGTGCCTACATTGTTTCTGATTTCAAGACCAGTAGTAGTACCTTCCATACCAATAACAAGAGTACCGTCAGCTGATGTACCAGTAGCACCGATAGCTGCATGATACTGACCATTAACTCCTAAACTCAATACAGCTTCATCACCAGCAGATTTAGAAGTAAAATTAAACACTGATTGAGTGGGCCCACCATACTGACCATCTTCGTTTATCGATATCCCACCATACTGAATACCATAGACAGCTGTTGAGTCAATAACTGGATCTACAATTGTTTTGTTTGTAAGAGTTTGAGTGCCAGTAAGAGAAGCATAATCTTTTGCCAGGGTATCTAAGTAAGCTGAATCAACTAATACTCTTGTATCACTATCGTTTCTGGCTGTTGTGTAGTATAGGTTTGTGCCTTCAGATAGATCACTTGTTGATTTTTCTGTGAAGTCACTATCGAATCCAGTGTAGTCACCCGAGAAAGTACCTTCAATTGTAACATCACCAGAGAATGTTGTATTTCCGGTAATATTAGCTGTACCACCAACAACAAGGTTACCATCAACTGTAAGTTGACTTCCAATAGTAGCACTGTCACTAACTATTAAACCATTCTTGACCTTAAAGTCTTTATCTGCCATAGTTCACTATCCCTCGGCTATTTAATTATCGTCTTAATCGGTTTAACATTAACCGTGCCCATTCCTGTAGCTCTTTGGAATTTCAATCTAATATTTGCACCTAAGACATCTGCTGTCAAAGTACCTATATCACTATCGTTTGCAAACGAACTAATAACACCATATTCTGTAAAGAATACATTTGATTTATTATATGTTAAAAGAACTTTTGATATTTGTGAATGACCAGCATCTGAGTCATCCATATGAACCGTATATTCAACCGAAGTGAAGTCGGAGTCGTGTGTAGTATTATCAACAACAATGATTGTATCTGAAGACGCTTGACTCTGAGTTGGTGTATTATTTGTAATACCGTTGGTATTTGTAATACTATTTGCTGTCACCGTGTCTGGTGTGATATCACCTAAACTAATCTCACCACTTGATAAAACAACACCATCTGCAACAGAAAAATGAGCTCTTACTTCTGCAGCACTTGGTCCAGTATATTCTATAACGCCAGTACTTGCTGTATATGTTAAAGAACCATCACCACCATTATCCGTTACTGATATCGCGTTCTTAGCATCAGAATCCGCTCTGGCTGTGGTATAATATAGATTCGTACCTTCAGCTAAGTCTGTAGTAGTTTTAGTTGCAAGTCTTACATCAAAGGCGCTATCTACTCTAGATGTAGTATAGTAAAGATTTGTACCTTCACTTAAATCAGTTGTTGAGAAAGATGATAGACCAATTCTTGCATTAAAGGAACCACCGTCTGCTGTTCCAATATTTAATGTAGCGTTGGATGAGTCAAATGTAAATGTTGATACACCAGCGACAGATACTGTTCCAGCAGAATCTAATTGACCTTGAGCGTTAACAGTAAATACTGGAACTTCTGAAGCAGATCCGTATGTTCCAGCAACAACTCCTGTATCAGTAATACTTAAAGTGTTTGTAGAAGAATCATATGAAAGGCCGGTTCCATTGATTGCTGCAGCATCTAGTGATGTATTGAAGTCAGAATCAAAGTTTGCTTGAGTATAAACAGACTCTACATCAAAGCTAAATTGGCCTGTTGATGAGTCATAAGACAAATCGCCAGCAGTGCTGAAGTATCCCCTAATCGAATTAATTGTGGATGTTCTTGCAAGGTCACTATCAAAACCTAAATATTCACCGGTAAGTGAGCTACCTGTGATTCCACTATCAGCAACTATGCTACCCCATACACGAACACCATATGATGTTGTTTCTAGTCTATGACTATCAGCAAAGTAAAGCTCAATGTGACCACTATCACCATATGTTCTTAGCTGTCTTTGTTCAGAAAGGTTTTCAATTACAAATTCGTTAGTAAAAAAACCTATCCTATGATCACTATCAACACTGGTCTTATGGATTGTGGTTCGTTTACCTCTAATAAATAGATCTTCAATTCGTGATGTTTCTGTGTCATTCGAATCTAAGAAAATTATTTTGTTAACATTGATCGTGTCAGTGACAACTGTATTTGAGATGGCTGAAGTCACTCGAGCATCTGTATAATAAAGATTGCTAACACCTTCGTTTAGATCATCTGTACTAAACATGCTTGTGAATTCAGAAGAATCAATACTTAACGTGTTGCTTAATTCATTATATGCTAAACCTTGGCCATCAACTGGTCGAGTATAACTAAATTGACCATTCAAACTATCATATGATAGATCTCCAGCCACGCTAAAATGAGCTCTAACATCAGCAGCTTCTGGACCATTGTATGAAATCTGACCAGTCTCTGCATCATATACTAACGACCCGTCACCACCATTATCACTTACTGATATTGCATTTTTTGCAGCACTATCTGCTCTAGCATCAGTATAGTAAAGATTAGTACCTTCGCTCAGATCTGTAGTGGAGAAGTTTACAAGATGGTTTCTCGTACTACCTAATGGTTTATTCAGATCCCAAGTATCTGTAACCGAATTGTAAACTATTGATGCGTTTGCACCTTCTACAGTTATTCCTGCTCCACTTGCAACTGCAGAATCAGTAGCAGAATCTGCTAAAATAATATTTTTGTCGTTCACTGAAAGTGTTGTGGAATTGATAGTAGTAGTTGTACCTTCAACTGTTAAGTTACCAGCAACAACTAATGTACCTGTGTTATCACCATGAGCAGCAGGGTCAATAGTAAAGGTGCTTGGTCCTTTTAATGTACCAGTCATTTGAATGTCTGAAACTGAACCACTCGATAGTCGCGCATCAACACGACTATCGGTATAATAAAGATTACTATCACCTTCAACTAGTTGATTTGTACTAAAAGCAGCTAAACCTATTCTAGCATTAAACGATCCACCATCAGCAGTTCCAATATTTAATGTCGCACTAGCCGAGTCGAATGTAAACGTCGATACACCTGCTACAGCAATTTCACTGATGCTATCAATGTGCCCAAATGAATTGACACTGAATTTTGGAACTAGAGAAGCTGACCCATATGATCCACCAACAACGCCTGAAAGCGAGTGAGTAAACTGTCCTGTAGTTGAATTATACTCTATTGCATTGTTTGCGCTGAGTAAATTTCTAACATCTGAGTCAAAGTCTTTGTGAAGAAATAATTGCTGAGAAGAGTCCCATCTAAGATAGGAGCCTTCAGCAAGATTAATGTTATCATTAACATCATCTTGACCAACAATAGTACCAATAGAAGGATCACCGATTCTAGTCGGCGTTCCAACTGTTATTCTTTTAACTAAAGTTGTTCCGGCCGATACAACACGAATAGCCATTACGTCTCCTTAGGTCCTTGTAACCGAAGGTGATACAGTGATCTGTCCTTCTAGTATTCTTTCTATGAGAGTGTTTGCAGCACTATCAGTAGAAGAAATCTCCACATCATAGACATAACGACCGGCTTTCATTGCACCGGTCTGAGAATTGGTTAGTGTAAGATTAACAATTCCATCAGTAGCAGGTGATGCTATTTGAGTAGAAAATGTAACCGCATCAGAATCACTTGAAGAGTATGTTTTGCGAATTTGTGCAGCAACGGAATAACCTGTTAAGTTTTTCTTTGCGCCAGAAGTATCTACTAACTCTAATTGTATAGATTGGTCTGCACCTTGATCAATAGTTATATCTTCGTACTGCGACATGTTGGTAAATCTCTTTGAAGTTCAATTTACCTTTATTTATAAGAAATATTTCTCCAAACCTTTGTAATGTTCTTCCGTACATTGAGATAAAATACAGAACGTACTATCAGGATCATAGTTGAGATTACCTTGAAGATGATGATCCAATCTCCCACCCTTTGCTCTATGGTACCAATCTTTTCCATATTGTAGGTAATTAAACTTGTTGTAGTTATGATATGTGAACCTATCAAATCCATAATATTTAACCATGTGAGTATCAGGATCTTTAAAAAATTTATTATAAACCTCTTTCATATTGATAGGGTTAAACAACATCACAGATGTATTTATGATAGACTCAGGGACAACTAAAATATTATCTGGTCTCCCTGTATACGGATGATTTACTCCATTATCTAAGGCCTTTATTGTTAAACAGTAATAGGGATCATATCTATCAATCAAGTAATCAAAATTGTTTTGAATAACAATATCAAGATCAAAGTAAAAAGTTGGCTGGTGTAAATCTAAGTTAAACAAGCAAATCTTCCACCAATAAGATTCTAAATCAAGTTCTTTATTAACAAAAATTGTGTTGACATCTTGTTGTTTATCTGATATACAATAAAAAGAAAATGGTAGAGAGCAATTCCTCTTTACCATTCTATAAAGTCTATTAACATGTTGTTTATTGTATTTGTCGCCTACACAAACGCAAACTATATTAACATTCTGTTTCAAGATCCTCAATAACCTCTTCCCAGAACTCATCAGCTTCATCAAAAACAAAAGCGACAGTAATACGATAATCATCTGTATAAGCTGCGTGATAACACAATTTATCTGGGTCATCATATGGACCAAAATATGTCATCTTTGCTTGCCAACCAGGAACATCTTGAATACGAACTCTCTCCTGTTTTTCAAGATCCCAGTAATCAAACCAACCGTTACCGTTTTCCGAGTATGTTATGATAATATTATACCCTTTAGCGTTTGCATTGTTATGCCAAGAAATAAATCCACCTGGAGGATAGCATGCATTCAAAGCATTGTTGCGTGCTGACATAAATTCCATTAGCTTTGTGTTGAGAGTGCGTGAAGCATCTTTGATAACCTTACCACGCATATCTCCACCTTCATGCTTGAGACCTGCAAACCCCTTCAACACCTTTGGAAAGCCATCATGACCTGAACCCATATTAATAATTTCATGCATATACTCATCAGATAACCAGTCATCGGGAGTATCATCCTTGTGATTAACAGTCATTTCTTTTGTAATTAATGGTGTATCATCCCCAGGCTCTCTTTTAAGAAGAACATCCTTATATTCATTGAGAATTTCTAAAAATTCTGAATTGCGTATATTAATATCTCTCACAGGTATTTGTGCCATTATAAAAACCCTTTATCTCCAGTTTTGTCCATCCAACTTGAATAATGTATAACAACCGGATCACTTTTTGTTTTCCAGTAATCTCTATTTGGATCCATTTTATCCATGTTATATGTACCGTCAGTATTGAATCCAAATGAAGTAAAATAATTCCAACGATAGTTATCGTCAAAAAACTTCCAGGATAAATCTTTATATTTAGGACTATGGTATATCAACCACCAAAGAGTTAGCTGATCCCATTGTCTAAAGTTACCTTTTCTGATAGTATCAAATTCAGGTGGGTTCCATTTACAAACTTCTTGTTCAAGAAATAATTTATACCAATCATTCATAAATTCTCTTACAAGCGGATTTCTTGTATCATATAACGCAACACCACCACAGTGAGCTAGATGATCAGGAACACCAGCGCAACCATCATCTAAGATATTAGGACCCCATTGCCACTCTGTAAAATGTTTTGCACCTTGCTTGGTAAGATTGACATATACCATATCATACTTACCGTCCTCGAGTTGATCGAAAACATTCACTATATCACTATCTGCTATTTCTATATCAGAGTCAAGATAAAAAGTTAAATCGTATGGGGAGTTTGCCATTCCATACATTTTTTCTCGCTTGGTGTTACTCAGCGTAGGTAGGACTTGCTCAAAGGGAGTAAAGTATTTTTGAGTTTCTACATCATCAATGAATTTTTGTTCTGTAAATAAAGTAATCTTAGCTTCAGGATAATAATCAAGAATAGACTCTGCGAGGTTTTGAGCACTCATTAAGAATTGAATTCTTTGGGAAGCAACTACAACAAAACCCTTAGACGGATTCTCCTGGATCATTCATAATCTCCATTAATAAAATAGTAGCATATGCTTGCATTTCAATTTGATTTTTTGCTTTTCTAATTTTTGCTTTTAGCTTGCGATTAGTTGATTCTTTTATTTCAGGAATTTCAAATGTTGCAAGTTTTGCGTTAAAAAGATCTTCTAAACGCTTTGCTTCGTTGCGTTCTTGTTGCTTTTTAATATTTGCTTCTCTTTCCTGACGATGTCTTTCTAACCGCTCTTCTGTAAATGTATCAATTTGTTGTAGTGTATTCTGTTCGATGACTTCTTCATAATCAGAAGTAATTTTTCCATCCACATCAAATTTAGAAACTTTGGCAACAGTCGTAGAAAAAGATCCATCATCATGAGTGATGTTTAACCTTACAGTTAATCTGTCTTTTGCTGCATTATCCCAAAATGGATGTTTCCATTCCTTTTTCATTGTAACTCTCCGTTAAGCTATTCGTACATATAACGTATATGTTTCGTTTGTTTCACTAGTCGCATCAATCGTCTCACCAGCAAAGTTTCCAATAAAGTTTCCAAGGTAATCTTGGATGTATTGATCCTCAAAGTTTCTTGCATATTCAATTTGGTAGTTGCCAGTATAATCAGTAACATAGTTGCCGGTATATGTTCCTGTGTACTGATTACTATACTCTCCGGTATATAGCCCTGTGTATATACCGGTATATAGCCGTTCGTATGTTGCACCTGTATACTGATTCTCGTACGTGGGCCCATCGTAAGGACCACCGGTGTATTGTCTTTGATAAACAGTTGTATAGGTTCGTGTGTAAGTTCCAGTATAACCTTTTTCGTAAAACGCTGCAAATGTATTTTGAAATTCATTTTGATATGAGTTAGCAAAATTACCAATATAATTACCAGCATAGTTACCTTGGTACGATGCTTGTGTATATGCCTTTTCATAAGGCAATCCAAAAGTATTCGTATAGTTAACAGTATAGTTTGTTAAATATCCTATTAGCCTATAATTAATAAAGTTTGTGCTATAGTTACCAGCATAAAGTCTTGTGTAGTTACCAGCATAGTTGGTTTGAAATTCTTTTTGATAACTCGCTTGGAAATTTCGTATATAATTTGGGACATAGTTTGTTAAGAAATTGTTTACAAATTGAGATGTGAAAAGTCTTTGATAACCACCTGTATATGTAACTATATAGTTTCCAAGATAGTTAGTACCAAAACCAACGGCTCTGACATAGTTACCAACATATTGCTGGGTTCCTTGATGGTCGTATGTGATAAGTCTAGTATAACTAGCTAGATATCCTGGCGCAATATAATTTACATTACGTGTATAATTTTTGTCGAAATATCGGAAGCCTATATAATTTTGAAATAGATATCCTTGGAATTGTCGCTCTCCGGTATAGTTTGCTGGAACGTTACGAAGGTAGAAAAAAAACGCGGCAAATTGTCTCGCATATAGCGCGGTTCTTACCCTGCCATTAAAAAACGCTGGGCCAGTATAATCTGTATTATATAGAATCTGACTTGAGTAGTATACTGCGGCTCCAGGGCCCGCAAAAGGCCGTGAGCCAATATAAAAGGGTTCAAGAACCCCCGCAAACACGACGGCTTCATTCCCATAGCCTCTTTGGTAATATAAAGCACCAGCAAAGCTTCCACTAAAGGTTGTTCTGTCATAAGGTACATCTCTTTGGTATGACCCGTCAAAAACTCTATTATAATTACCTAGATACGTTACATCACGTGTATAGTTTCTGAGGTAATCCAATGAGAAATCAGATCCTTCAAATGATCTTTCATATGTTACATTGCTGTCGCTTGTATAGTTCCTTTGATATGCTGGATTACCTTGAAATGTTGGTGCTGTATAATCTTTTGCGTAATCTGTTACGTAGTTAGATGTGTAAAGTCTGGCATAGGCACCAGTAAAGTTTCTGTTATAGTCACCAGTATAATTCCGAAGATAATTGCCAGTATATTGTCTTGTATAGTTACGCTGAAACGGTTGAGTGTAATTGGATGTGTAGTTTGGAGTAAATGTTCTGTTATAATTGCCAGTATAGTTAGCCTGAGTATATGTTTCTACTCTATCAATTGTATAATTTGTTGTGTAATTAGATGTGTAAAGTCTGGCATAGTTATTTTCATACGCGCTGGTATATGGAGTGCTATTAAACGTATTAATGAATACAGATGTGTATCCAATTGTTCTATAGTTGGTAAATGATGCTGTATAGTTCTTTAAATAGTTTGCAACATACGGTTGTGTAAACGATTCGGCAATTAATCCTGTGAATGCTGTAGAGTATGTTGTAATATATGCAGGCGATTGAGTTACTCTTGTATAATCAATCTGGCTTAATTTTGTGTAGTTTGTTGTGTATGCACCTGTGTAAGCATTAGTATAGTTTGCCTGAAAGTTGGCTGTACTATCTCTTGTGAACACTTGATCGCTGGTTGTCTGCTTGGTGTCGGTAGCAGTTCCGCGAGCTACCCACGTTCCAGGATCTGTTGGTGCACCAGCTGTTGCACTACGTAATTGATGTTTTCCAATTCCGGAATTTCCAATACGAGTTTTTGCTCTTTGACCAAAAGAAAACTTAATCTGACGGTCATTCATTTCTTTGATTTTTATACCAGATCCGCCTGCACTATCTTCAACATACATAGGTTTTACAGCAGTCGGTGCTGTGCCAGATGTTTTACGGTAAATGTTGTATGTTATTGAAGTACCGTCAGTTCTTGTATCAGTAAATGCAGCTTGTTGAACAGACCAACCGCCTCCAGGAGAGCTTGATGCAATTCTATAAGACCCTGGATATTCATTTGTAAATACTTTTGTTAAATATCTATCAACAGCTTCATTAAGATCAACATCAGGCATCATTTTGAAGCCAGTTTGAGATGCTGAATCCACCCACATTAGAGGAGATAGAATATCCGAATCCGTCTCAGCAGCAGTACCAGTTGTTTGATATATTGTGGTGGTTGTTGTACCAGTTGTAATAGAAGTTGATGGGTGAGTACCTACTGGTTGATTAAAGAAAGTGTTATCAAAAGAACCAACAGTATCCCCAAGTGTTGTTCTATTCAGAGAACCAACCTCAGCTGAATCCCCTTGCCCTAAATGCACACCCACCTGAAAGGCAACGTAGTTTTCTTCAGCAGTAGTTAACTCCTGAATATTACCACTGACGTCTTTTATCTTTAAAGGTGTTGCCATACTTTATAATACCTAACAATAATCTATAATACAACATTATTTATAGTTATTTTTAGGAGCCTTGTAATGCTTCATCTTGCGCTTTTAGATCCTTAACAGCCTCAACAAGAAGACCGATTACCTGAGTATAATGTATTCCTATATCTCCAACACCTTCAGGCATTTATTACTCCTTCATTAACCTTATTTCTTCTCTAAGATCATCTATTTGTTCCTGTTGCTCTTTCATACCCTCAATCAGCAATGCGACAATTTTGTGGTATTCAACAGCTTTGGTTCCATCATCTCTTTCTCTGACAACTTCAGGAAGAACCTTTTCCACTTCTTGTGCAATAACACCTACATCACGTTTGTGAACAAAGTAGCCATCTTCACCACCGCGCTTCTTAATATGATCGTCAGTCCAATCAAAGAATACACCTCTAATCGAATTAATTTTATCGAGAGCGTCATTTATTTCTTCAATGTTTTCTTTTAATTTAATGTCCGAACTGTGGAAAGATGTAATATCACCAGTTGCTCTAATCTCGTTATCAACAATTGATCCAGTTGAATCGCCAACATAGAGACCTGTACTGATTACCTGCCCACCTTCTTTAAAGATAGTGCTCAACGCTGAATCTCCAGCATATTGAGTATAAATCTTCATATGTGCGTCTTCGGTAATATTGCTAACGTCAAGCACTTTACCTTCTATAGACATCATATGATGATAATCACCTGCGGAATTTCGAGCAGTCCATTTATGAGCTACCAATAAATCATTGTCTTGAAAATTGGTTTCGCGTACTCGGAATTCGACCGATTGTTGATTTATAGTAGTGCTTCCAGCTCCACCAGCGTCAAAAATAAACTCTCCTTTGTTAGTCGATGATGGACTCGTAAGATCACCTGCCACCAAATAAACTTTACCACCATCACCCTCTGAAGCCTGAAGATAAAGATCTTCAGCGGTACCAGCCTTGATGTTCATATTACCGGAGCTTTGGAATATAGTGTTTGCCACACTATTCACGTCTATATAAGCAGCACTACTAGTCAAAGTTGATGTTGCAGAATTACTAAAATAAATCCTGGCATCATCGGTGTGAAGCCAAATGTCCCCATCGAGGTTTGTTATGTGCAGGTCTTTGCCACTTGGACCGTCCGGACTACTAAATGCAATCCAACAATCGCCAGCATTTGTAGCAAATGGAGTACCATCTGGAACTGTGATTGCTAATGTTCCGTAATCGTCGGCTCTACCTTCATTATACCAGTTTTGAAGTGAGAAGTATGAGTTGTCTCCTCCTGAAGCAAACAAGGTTTCTGGCGCGCCACCACCAGTACCAGTTTCACCTATATAGATTGCAGTTCCACGTTCACTACCAAGTATAAGATCACTGGTATTCCCAGTTCGCACTGATTGAGCTGTTAAGGTACTAAAATTAAGACTATCGACCATATCTCTTAGCTCAGATGAATCTAAACTAAAAGTTGTACCAGTTAAATTAAGTCCAGTTCCAGCAGAGTATGTTGTGTTATTATCTGTCCACGGAACATTAACAACTGCTTGCCCATCTGAATTTAGCTGAATGCCATATGTCTTACCAGCGGTTGTTGTTACTGAATTGGCCGCTTCTGATTGGTCTGTATCACTGAACAGCTCAATACCACCACGCGTGGTTGAGGTAGCTTCTGGAAGGGAATATACCGTATCATTATCTTCCCAAGGAACATTAACAACTGCTTGACCGTCACTGTTCAACTGTATTCCGTATGTTCTACCTGCAGTAGTCGTAACCGATTCAGCAGCAGTTGATTGGTCTGTATCACTGAACAGTTCAATACCACCTCTAGTAGTTGAAGTGGCTTCTGGTAACGTGTAGATCGTATCAGTATCATCCCTCCAGTCTGGATTACCGCTACCGTCTGTTTTCCAAACCTTGTTAGCCTGCCCGCTACCTGAAGTAACGTAGCCTTCTTGTGAAGAAGTGTTTTGTTGCCATGTGTCTGTATCAACTACTGTTTCTGACGCAGTTGCAAAACCTGTAACGTGACCATAAGAGTCAATTGTAACGTCTTGGATATATGTGCGGCCGGTGTTTTCAGATGAAATAGCAACTGTTGTTGCGTGGCCAATTCTACCAGCTGATGAATCGTATGTTAGAGCATCAGTAACATTAAGGAAATCTGTTGTGAAGATTCGGTGTGTATCTCCAACAAGACCTGCTGCCCAATAATCACCAGCTTCATTCCAGTTGACTACAGCGCTGTCGTTGCTTGGTCTATCAACAGCAATGCCAGCCCTATTAGCATTAGCTACAACAACTCCATCATTAACAACGGTAAAGCTATTAGCATTTCGAGTTTGACCAACTGTTGTAAAGGTACCAAAAACAGTAAATCCAGCACGAGCTATTATTTCATCAGTAACGTCTGCAACACCACCGACTTGCAAATTGCCTGTGATATATGCACTGTCATTAACAAGTAAGCTCTCAGATAAAATTACCTCATTATTGGTAATTTGAATTCTATCTGTACCACCTGTCTGTAAGTCGATAGTATCAGTACCAAATCCAAGATATGTGTTTGTATCACCATCATGATATAACTTATCACGAAGATAAATGTTAGCAACATCATTGATATCGTTAGCTTGAAGTTCGAGTGTATCGCTAATATACACTTGCTCAGCGCCTGTAAACGATTGAATCTGATCTACTTTGAGCGTTCCACCAACATCCAAGTCGCCTGTAATATATGCACTATCTCGAACAGTAATCTCACCAGCAAAAACTGTGTCCCCACCAATTGTTACGTTACTGCCAACATCTAAGTTGCCTGTGATATACGCACTATCCTCAATTGTAAGAGCTTCTGTTGATTTAAGACCGTTGGTAGTATCCCAAGTTAATTTGCTATCATCTTGTAGTTCACCACTTGTACCAGCGATTACTACACGACCACTTGTTAGGTCAGAAACAGCTGCGGATGCTAGTGTAGCAGCCGTCCCAACAGTTAAGCTAGCACCAACATCCAAGTCGCCTGTGATATACGCACTATCTTGAACAGTGATAGTGTTTAAGAACTTTGTATCACCACCAACTTCTAAGTCACCAGTAATCGTAGCACTATCTGCTTCTAGACCTGTTGTATTAATACCTGGTCCATCCTTATGGATAGTAGTCGAACCAACTGTTAAAGTTGTGCCATTGAACGTAAAGTTAGTATCGTCTTCTAGTTCGCCACTAGCTCCAGCAATAATAACTCTGTTGTTAGTTAGATCAGAAACCTTTAAAGTACCAATAGTCGCACTATCGGCCGCTAGTTCATCAGCATTTACAGTACCATCAAAGTACCCATGACGCCATTCTTTTGAAGAAGACCCCAAATCGTAATCATTGTTACCATCAGGAATAATACTTGAATTAACTTCACCCGTTAGTGTAATTGTATCTGTTGATGCATCACCAAGAGCAATATTGTTATCAGCACCTGCTTTGAATGTTACTTGGCCATCAACAGTCAGTGTACCAGACATTGTAGCGTTGCCGCCAACATGTAAATTAGTATCTACCTGTAAATTGCCTCTTACGATATTAGTTGCAGAACTATCTGATAATGTGGCTCTGGGGGAAAGAAGTTCTGTATTATTAATTGAATCTAAACGACCATCTAACTCAGCAATAGCTCCTGATACAGTACTTGCGGTTGTTCCCATTGCACCTGCAGATATTGTACCTAGTTCCGTGTCATGTTCGTTAATTGCAGCTGTTACGTCTGTACCAGTAGTGGTTAGAGTGGATACATCTCCAACTGAATCTAGCAACTGATTGAACTTCAATCGTTGGGTATTCAGAGTATCGGATAGATTTAAATTAGGTATTTTTGAATTAGCCATTTGTACCGTTCTCTAATAATTTCTGCAACATGTTTTTCATTTGCTGAACTTCAGACTTTAGAGTGCTGATTTCCTCTTTATCATTTTTTATCCGTTCAACCATATTTAAGTGCTGCCTATGTTTATCCTTATTTATATTAACAATCATACCAGTTTGTGTATCCCTCGCGAGGTCTGGATGATCTTTAACAGGCATTAGATTTCTCATGATGTAGCAATAATTCTCAGATTGCGGAAGGAAGGTGGGAATGATTCTCTTTGTGAATTCATTGTGATTTTTATCTGATACTGATCAAAAGCATCTATATCAAAGTCATCAAATTGATATTCTTTGAACATAAAATCATCCGCAGAAATCTCTGAGTACGTCTTACCCTGAGTGATTTTTGCTGTTTTACTAAACTCTGTCCATCCCTGATCTTCTAATTTTGAAGTTTCATCCGCACTGTTGACAGCTCTGTACCAAACAGAAAAGTCAGATTTGATTGGTCTAATTGCATCTACAATAACAACTATAGATGTGGAAGAATTTTCCAATTGGTAAGGAACTGTGATATGTTTACTACCTGAAGTACCTCCATCTGCACTTGTTTCAGCAACAAAATCAACAGTGGAGATAATATTTCTTGTTTGGCTACCAGCATAATTGTCAGAATCTTGATAGTCGATCAAGTATTGTAGCGTGGATAAATGTGCTGCTCCAAGATTAAAGTATGGCGCAACATTTGGATTATCCGTCCACATACTAATTGTAAACTTAGAAGATGGATTACCACTCAATCTCAAAGTTTCATTTTCCGCTGTGGCGAGAAGATGAGGATCAGAAAGTCTAATCATACTATTTGGTGAGATTCTGATGTTACTTGTTGTATTGTATGCAGTTTCATTACCAGCAAAACTTTTTGATGTTGTTAGATCAGCTTTTGCCGATAAGTTGGTTTTACCAGGAGTCTGATATTGCAAATTCATAAACAACTCGTTGATAACGTAGTTCTCATTTGCTAACAAACCAGTACCACCAGCTCTTATTGATGAGTCAGCTGCCGAATCCATCTTAAATGTATATCCAAATGGATCTGCTGCTGTAATGGTTCTTTGACCAAGAATACTACTACCTAAAACACCATTGATAGTATCGCCACTATCAAAACTATTTACACCATCTGAAAACAGTGTTACCTTATCACCAACTTGGAAGCCGTGTCCTGGATGTCTTACTCTCAAATCAGAATCAGCTTGTGTAAATATCAATGGATCAAATGAATATTTACCTAAACCATCTATAACAGTAGTTTCTGTTAAACTTTTAAATGGAGGGTTGTCAGCATTCAATACAGCTGTGGCAATTGTTGATGTGTCAAATTGAGCTCTATACGCTTTAAAAGTAATGTCTTTTGATGGATCCGCTTCCCAAGCAGTTCCTGAAGATGAAGCAAAAAATGCACCTCTTTCAGTGGATGTTGATTGTGTATAAAAAGATGTTAATTTACCATATTTGTATTCAAGCGTTTCTGCCGTATAAATCTGATATTCGCCTGCAGGAGCAGAAGAATATAATACGAATGATACTAATGTGTTTGCAGGAACATACACAGGCTCTTCAAACACAAATTTGTGTTCTGGTGGACTTGAATAGAAAGTCGTTGTATCTGTCGTAGGACTGTTATCAAAGGAAATACCTGTTCCTGGTCCAGCTGTAACTCTTGTACCAGGAATATACCTTTTAGTTGAAGGAATACCACCTTCTGTAGTAGGTCTCAGTTCAACTGTAATTGGATATGTGCTACTTACAGAAGCAAAATAGATACCTATTCCTGTGAGAACAGATGCTTCATCCACAACAAAAGTTTGCGCTGTCGGATTAGCCTGTTGTGTTAATTGTAACGCTGCTGTCATTTTTTATTTCCTATATTGAGGCTTACTAGTATCCAAGTGCCTTGCCGATCCAAGAGTTTGTCCAGTTACTAACAGAGTTTTCTGCGTTATTATAGGCTGTTGTGCTTTCATAACCCAGCGTTTGGGCCTGACTAGCCGTTATATAATAGTTAAAATTATCACTTCCCAGATATAAGCCCATTGTGTTGTTGTCGTTACCACCATCATTATGATCTCGCGGTGGATCTTCCCATTCTTCATAAGCTTCTTGTTCTGTCCATTGCCAATAATTTTCGTATTGACCTACCCCTCTGAACAATGCAGTGCCAATGGATGAAGCGTCAGACTTATCGATACCAAAAGTATCTTTTACCATAAGTTCTGTGCCACTAGTATTGATAGGCCAGTTATATGTTGTATTACTCTGTAAATAAAATAAACCTTTTAACACACCATTTGCATCAGAGAAAAGAGGATCAGTTTCTCCTCCCTGAGCTGTTGCTCCACTATACTGTATCCCACCCCCTGAATTTTCGGTTGGAAACTCTGTTGCGGAAACATATCTTTCTCCTGGATTCTTTAAGAAATTATTTCTTCCTAAGAACGCATAAGTTTCATAGTCAGATTTTGTATAACTTGTGTTAACAAATTTGGTTACTTCTTTACCGCCAAAATATAACCAGTGAGGTGCACTAATTCTTAATCCAACAAATTCAAAATAAATAAACTTCGGTCTATGGATTGGAATAGGATCATATCCTAACACTCTTGTTTGTTCAACATCTCTATATTTTGTTACATATGGCATGTTATATTCCTACTGTGAAGATATTTCTTCTGTACCGGCTGGTATTAATGATGAATTAGATTGTGATGCGTAGTTTTCATCAGTTTTTCTTCTGATTGTGAAATAATCACCTTCAGGCATAATTAAACTAGACGCTATATGTTGAGATATTTCAAACTGATTAACTCTTTCATATCCTGTTGCGACTTGCTGACTAAAATCAGCAACTTCTTCAGTGTATGTAGGCCAAATTGTATTGCCTTTGATAACAGTTGTGTTTAATGATAGGTCAGAGTCATATGCAAACCCAACAGCACGAATAAATTTCTGAGCTGTGAGAATACCATTGTTACGCCTCGCTCGATAATCTCCATCTCCTATATCTGACTGATTGCTATTGAAAAATCCTTCACCAGACAAGCCCTGGGTAGATCTGATTGTGTTTGTTGTTGGATCAATAACTTGTAGTTTTGCCAGCTCTTTTTCAGAAGCCGTTAGAGTTGCAAATTCTTCTAATCCTTCAACTCTATCTTCTAGTCTTCTTATGTCTGACATCTTATAACCACGATTATCATATGTAAATGTATCCACATCGTTTTTGTTATAAGTAAATGGGTTGAAAAATAGATCATGAAGAATCATATTTTCGGGTGGGATACCCGTTGGATATTGAGCATTTCTACTTGGAACGCCTTTATGATAGCTCAACGTTCCAGAAGGAGCAAGAGAAACAACATCATGTCTTGCATTCCAATACTGCGCGGTTCCAATATTAATTGTATCATTGTTCCGTGGAAGAGGTTGGATTCTAGCAACACCACCAGTAAACTTACCTGTTGCTGGATTTTTCATAGGACGGATATCGATCACATCCGATAGTCTGTAAGTGTTACCTGTGTTTGAATAGAAGTAAGGAATCTGATCGTACGTAATACCAACATATGATTGTGCATCGAAGTATCCGATCTGATTTGACGGAACAGTATCGTGTTCAAAAAAACGATACTCGGCCCAAACATTACCAGCTGGAGCAGTCACACCTGACTTCAAAACTGCGCGGCCGGCGTCATAATAGTTATCTCTTTGACCGTTGTCAAATCTATACTTGTATGTTATGTTCTCGCCAGTTGCATCATCATAAACTGCATTGAATTGGAAGATATCTGTTTTTGTAAATGTAATAACATTATTAACTGGAGTCAAGTTAGAATCAACCTGCCATGTTCCGTCAGAAGGAGTTAGTGTCTTTTCTATACGTTGGCATTTTGCAGCTGGATATGTTTCGTATGCAAGTAATGTGAATGCACCATCAGGCACACCAGTAATAGTCGCACTACTTGAGCCAGCACCTCCTGATGTAATAGCAACTGGAGTTGTTAAAGCACCACTACTATCCACAGAATAGATCCATTCTTCTGTATCAGCAAACGTTGTTCCTGTTGTTGAAGTTACAGCTGTTGTTGCACCAGATTTTGTGCCTGTAATCATCTTCTGAACAGTCATTGAAACAGTATCAGCTGCATATGCTCTGTCTTGTTTCAATGGAAACAAAAGATTGTTTTGATCTTTATCAAATAATCCGTATTCACCACTCACAGCTTTCAGGTTTGCATAGGCGTCACTGTCTATACCAAACGATCTGATCTGTGATACACTTTTGCCAGCATTCATCTGAACGTCAAATACATGAGTTCTGAAATCATCGCCAAACTTATCTAAGTTTCTTACTCTGGCTTCACCAATAACAGTTCCGCTAGCCGCAATATTAACTTTGTCATATAGATTTACATGACCATATGAATCAGCAAATCTGCTAATCAAGCCAAATGTGCTATCCTCAGATGATAAGAAATAGTTACCATACTTTGCTGCAATAATTTCTGTTGATACAGATGTTAAGTTTAGGGTGTTAGCAGCATTATTGGGCTTTCTTACTCTAAACGGTACATTATAATCACGTTCAATTCTATTACCGTTTACAAAAGCTGTACCACTAGAAATCTCAATTGAAAGAAAGTCTGTAGAAATACTATCTTCTTCTACTTTAAGGTCATACATACCTCCAGCTTTTCTTTCAATAAAGTCACCGGTTATACTTTCTGTTCTTGCAGATAGAATTTCATTAATTTTTCCAAGTGTTCTATCAGGAGTTTTGATAACTGTAACATTACCACTAACAATTTTAAATACTTCATAAAAGATATCATCAATATCTGTATCTTCTTTTTTAGTGAGAGCCAATGTAATTTTTAAACGATCAGCACCAGGAGATGTTAAGTTAGGATTTGCACCAGAGTTATCATAAAGTGCAATATTATCACCTGCAGTAATAACTTGTTCAGTAACTTTAAATCCAACAGTACCACTATATGTGTTACTTGTAGCATCTAACACAAGAGTCTGAGCTTCTGTTGTTACTAAATGTCCTGCAGCAAATGTATCAAATGCAGGTGTTTCTATCAAAGATGATTTACCCACCGCATCGTTTGTATTTAAAATAGTTGCCGAACCCAAAGTAGTTGTAATAACTGTATTTTTAATGAATGTAAAAGGTTCAGAAGGATTAGCCGCAACAGAGCTAGAGGTTCCATCAGCTTTTGTTAATCTTACGATTAATGTTCCTGGAGGAGTATCTGTGGCTGTGTTATCCGGTACAATAGCTTTTACTTGAGCAAACAAGATGTTGTTATAGTTGATTTCTGTACCCTTCAAACCAACATAACCATCAGGCAAAGCTGCTACTTTAATATAAGTATATGAAGCAGCTCCAATACCTGAAGAAAGTGTACCAGAATTGTTGAATATAGAACCTTCTTTTACAACAAACTTAGCTAATCTTTCAACTTCTTTTTGAATAATAGTTTGTAACTGTGTAAGTTCACGAGCTTGTAATGCTCTACCATTGTTAAAAAGGATACGATGAAAATGATCGCTATCTCTATAGTCGTCGTTATACTGACTTAAAAATGTTGTCTTTGATACGTTCGTCGCCATTGTATATCCTTAAAGTTGTATAACTAGTTTAATATCATCAGTACTTGCTGTGGTTCTTGGTTGAGCTGCATCGTTACTCACAAAGAATATATCGCCAGAATATCTATCCACATCTGGTTCAACGACGTGATTATCAACGACTCTTGAATAGTCAGGTGCCGCTGGATCTTCACCAATGTTAATTGGTTCGCCTACTCTAAACGCTGTAAACCCTGTGTACTCATCTTGGTGATACCAAATTTCATCACTATCAACATAATCTATCCAAGCCTCTGCATTACTATCGCCCCTCATTCTAATGTTTACATCAAAGGAATATTCAGCTGGTATTGATGACGTGATAGTTAATCTATTCATCGCGAGACCAGCAGTAGCAGTAAACTTTTCACCTGCGCTGTCCAATGGATTTCTCCATAGAGCAACTTGTCTGTAGTCTTGACCCCCAGTTGCCCATGTTTCGTTGTCATCCACATCAACAGAACCTTCAGGTTTAATATTGAACATCAATGCTGTCGCGCGTAGATCTTCTCTTGCATCAGCACCAAGACCATTTTTATGCGCAAAAACAGGTACAATGTCAGCACTATCATTACCAGTTGCAGAGGTCACTCTAACATTTGCATAATCATATCCGGATCCCATTACAGAGGTGATTGATTCGAAGCCAGGCTGCCCAACATTAGCACTATCGCCAAGTTCTACGGCTGTAATAGTTCCAGCCGAAACAAGTAATCTTGCTTTAGCTCCAGTACCATTACCGACAATTGTTATGGTATCACTCGAATCATAGTTCTCACCACCATTAATAACTCTATATCCAATAATTTGACCAGGTACCGCTGCGTTTTGAATAGTAAACTGACCAAAGTATGGATCAGTAGCAATAGCAGAGTCGACAAACTTAACTGGCATGTAATTAGATGTCACAAACGCATTTGTATCTGCGGTTGAAATTGTGTACATATATTTCCAAATGTATCCATCTGTTTCAACAGGTAACGATGTGTCTGTATGATCTGGTTTTATTGTTGAAAGTTGAATATTGCCTTGAGCATCTTTACCTGTACGGATACAAACGTAAACATTATTGTCCACAGTGCGTACATAATATGATGTAGCTGGTTGGCCTACAACGTTGTCATTATACTGAGCATATTGAGCGTTGGCTGTCCAAGGCTTGACATTAACAACAAATGAAAATGCTTCAACTGCTTTTACAGATTGAACATTGTATCTAAACTCTCTTTCTTCACGTTCATCATTGAGTGGAGAAATAGCCAGATCTGTAGTTCCTGAAGGATCCCATGTTTGCGATCTACCTATGGCCATATAATAGTAGTTATCAGAGTCACCAATTTTAGTCCCAGTTGCTTCATCAAATATCTGAGTTAAAAACAATCTTTTAATTTTGTCTGAAATAATTGCTGCCATTTTATTTTCCTATGATATTGACGCTGTACCGCCAACTTTATACCAGTTAGATCCATCATGAATTAACGTTGCTGTTTGATTAGCTGTAAAGTCTATTGTAGTGCCTTGTAAAAAGTTAGTAGGCGTTATTGTTTGAGTTCCAGAACTAGTGTCTCTGATTACATGTAGAATTGTACCGGTTGTTATTGCATCGTTAAGTGTTACTGTTGCAGCAGTAGTACCAGTTAGTTTGATAATGCTACCTGTGATATTCGTTCCGCCACTTCCAATAGTAGCACCAGGAGCAATCGATTGAACGTCTGTTGCATACTTACTCAACTTAACAACTTTGTTACCTTTTGCATCAATATCTATACCAATATTTGTACTACCACCAACAGCGGAAATAGTTACATCAGAAGAAGCTGAGTTCTGAACTCTAATTCTATTATATGTGCTTCCATAGCTAGTTCCGGTGATTGAAATAACTGGGTTACCAGATGAATCAGCAATGTAGTCTTCAATGTTAGGTCTTTGAATACTTGGCGTGGTTAGTGTTTTATTAGTAAGAGTTGCTGTAACACTATTAAGTACAAGAGTATCACTATCAGACAAATTTGGAATATTAATATTATGATCTGCAGTTAACGCTCCGGTAACAAGTGTGTAATTATGACTTGAATCATTGTCAAGTAACTTTACACCAGAAAATGTACCAAAATCAACATTTGGTGATGTCAGTGTTTTATTAGTTAAAGTTTGAGTCGCAACGTCAACCACAACAGTACCAGCTGTAGCCGGAAAATCAATACTGATTTCACTACCTGGATCAGCCGCACCAATCTTTGTTCGATGTGAAGTGCCTATAATATCTAAACCACTATCCGTTAATTGAGTGGAGCCAGCGCCTAGTGTGTCCCCACCAAGCGTTGAGTACAACTCGGAAAAATTTGAATTAATCTTACCACCAGCTATACGTAACGTATCGCCCAAGCCATCATTGGCAATAGATCCAGTATTAATTATTTGTCTAGTCATACTTAATCTCTTTAAGTGTTGTTTACATTATTTATACGTGTTGAAATGGATAATGAGCAGAATCAGCTGAATTCTCTGAGTCAAATAGTGTCTGGTATCTACCATCGCCAAATGTGCTCAATACGAACGGTGATGTGCCTGTTGAGTCTTGGTCGAATGTGATAATACCACTAGTGTCTGAATCATCCATAGTAAATGAATTTGGCAATAGAGCTCGACGAATTGTAATCGTTGAAAGACTATCGATTGAAGCACTACCTGTAATATCAAAGTGCTGACGAGCTTCTGTGCGAAGCATACCAACACTTCCATCTCCAGTTTCAATAAGCGTAATATCTGCTGTTGGCATCAAAGGAGCAATTGCAGTTGATGCAAACTCTGCTTCGAAAGTAGCTTCAACAGGAATACCAGAACCAGATTCTCTTACACTTCTAATTACATTACCATTTACTAGCTCTAGAACCAACTCACCGGCAATATATGATCCAGCTGGATGGACGAACAATTTGTAAGTTTCTAGCCATGTGCTGATAGGAATATCCGATTTAATTAAAATAGATAAAACTTGGTATGATTTATCATCAGTTATATATCTTTGAGATTCTGGACCTAACTTAGATGCTTCGGTTTTAATTTGTTGGCCACTTGTATTGATACTGTCAAGGTCATAATCAATATCAGGGCCCACTTTAAAAATGTTTTCTTTAGGATATAATACTTGAGGATCAGTTCCAAAAAATCCTCTAAAGAATTGTTCAATTGAGTACTTTGTACCTTTTGATCTATACAGTAAGTTACTAAACTTGATCGCTTCACGTTTATTAACAAATCCACCAAAGTATGCCTGACCAAGCAACAATTCATCTTCAAGGTATTGAAGTAATCTATCAGGAACTTGTGTTGCGTCCCTATTACGATGTAATTTTGCAATTTCTTCAGATGGGTTGCCGTTATTTTCCATCCATTCATAATATGCATCGAGCAAAGCAATAAGGTTCGGAAAATCTTCTGAAAAGTAATCAGGTAAAGCATTTTCAATCTCTGCGTGTTGCAGGTTGAGCAGTCGTCTGTTGTTATCCAGTAAAGTTTTATCTTTATGATGAGACATTAGTTAGTGGCTTCTGTGATTACTGTTGTTACTGTTGATCGGTCAGCGTCAAACACAATTCTTTCATTTCTAGTTGGATCAATCACACTTTGGTTTGCTGGGACGGCCGATAGTTTAATCTCCGACAATCCTCTTTGAATGGCAGTGGGATTGAAATAATTTACTGTAACTGTTCCGCTGATAGCATCATAATTACCAACATCATCAACAATAACAAGTCCACCTGCTGCAGTAACAATTTGCAGAATATTGCTGCTCAATTTATTTCTTATAATACAGTTTTGGATGTTGTAAGTAAATTCATTTGAACTAATGGTATATGTATCGTCATCAGGAACAGCAATTGATACAGGAAACAACAGCTGCTGACTTGTGTTGTTCCTAGCTTTAGACAATTCATCAACGATAAAAGAAGAAGTGTTATTGGTTAAATTATTAATAATCATATAATTTGCTGCTGAAAGATATGCTCTTTCTGTAACATATTCCATTATCTGAATAAGGTCTCTAAATCCAAGTGAAACGTTGGCAAGAGATCTGACCACAGTTACAATTGCTGGAGCAGACGGAACAAACCTTTGTTGCATTCTAACATTAGCTCTTGAAGATAGAATTGCTGTACTAGATTCATCAATCAACGTCAACATATTAGATCGTCTAAACGCTTGATTAAATCTACCTGTGTTCACACTAAAGTAATCAGAGATTGTACTAGTAACACCACTTTTAACAGAGTTTAATGTTTGATCAGTAAGTTTTGGGTTGAATTGGAAGAAGGTATCCACTTCAACAAATGTTGTTATTGGATCAACAAATCTTAGATTAAATGACACGATGGCCAGCTGAGCTGCAAGATCCAAAATAGCATTTTTTGTAGCTAGCTGGGTTTCAGCTGAAACCGTATCTTCAAATAAAATAGATGTGTATACTGCACCAAACTCAGGCTTGAGAGCATCCTGACCACCAAAAGATACAATATCATTAATTAATGTTGAATAGTTACGTAAGATTAGAGACGAATAATCCGCTGCAGTAACCATCCTGTTTTGAGTTGCATATTGAAATGGTGCGTTTTGTCTAATCGATTCAATAGATTCTTTTTCTTGCCCACCAACAGAATTAACCTGTGTAGTGACAACTAATGCAGAATCAATACCTTTGACAGATGTAAAGTTTGTGTTTACAGGTGTAAACACAGCTGCTCCATTAGCTACATCACCTTTAGCAGATAAGTATTCTACTTCAATTCTGTTACCAGCTGATGGTGCAATACCAAAAGTTGTTCCATCCCCAAAGGATAGTTCAAAGTATCCATTTGGAGATTCTTTTAAGATATAAACGGTAGAATTTGCGTTAATTGTTGTCGCATTGAGAATATTTTGGTAAGAAATAAAACTACTAGATGAAGCGCTTTCATATACTTTTACTGTAACAGTATCTGCATCAATAGTGGTGTCAGGAATTACATAGATAGGATTATCCTCATACTCACCAACCAAGAATGTCTTTGTTCTGAATGTACCTTCATAGATCGGGAGCTGATTTGTTCCATTTGCTAACTTGAACTCATAAAAACCGGTTCCATCATCGGTTGCTTGATAATCTTCAATTGTCTGAAAGGTATACTCAACATCATCAACGTCTGCTGTGAATGCTGTGTATGCTGGCAACGTAACAACTGTTTCTCTACCACTTACAGTTGAGTTAAATGTTGCTCTGATTTTAGCTTGTGAAGAAGTATCGGTATCTGGAACATATCCAATACCTTCAGCAAGAGATACTGCAGACGATCTAAGCTGNGCTGTTGGTAGATATGATTCATTCAANGCAAAGTTAGCAATCAATGCATTGATGTGTGTGTTATANGCTAACACATCAAGTATNTTTGATAATCCAGAAGCTTCAAAGTTATAATCTTTGAATTGTTCTTGATTTGCTAAGTATGTCTTTAGATTGCTTTTAATATTATCAAAATCTAAAGCTGTCGATCTTATTGTTGTTGCCATTTTATCTCAACCTTGATACTGAAGTCGTAAATGTTACCACTTCATCTGTGTTTACAACTTGATATTCTATTTTTACTCTTAAAGAGTTCTGATCTGGTTCCACATCCACATCTAAGTGACGTAGCTTTGCACGAGGTTCATATGCATTGATAGCTTTTACAATTTGTTCTGCTAGCTCTTCTTCGCTATCTTCATCAACCAATTCAAATAACATTGCTCTGATATTTCCACCAAAGAACGGTTGAAATGGTTTCTCAAAATAATTAGTCTGAATTAAGTTTTTCAATGCTTGAGTAACAGCAGCTGCATCTCTTTTGATATATATTTCACCATTAGGCTTTGCTGTAAACGACAAGTCAATATCACGATACAAACGCGAACGACTAGTGATAAGTGTACTAGTGTTCTGTTTAGCATCTTGATTTGATAATACTCTAGTAGTAGCCATCGTTACTCTCTTTTAGCATTATTTATACGTGTTGTTACAGTTAATATCCATATATGTCTCTCAAGAAATCGGGTGCATTAACAGATTTACCATAGTTACCCCATCGTGATTGAACAACAATTTGCCCTGAAGGTTTCCTGGCTATACCAGCAGCAATATCATAATGACCTCTGATTGCATCCATATAGTTACTGCCCCAACCAATACTAGGTCTATAGCCAGCTGCGCGAGCTTTGTCGTAGAATGCTTTTGAAAACTTTTTGACAATTTCTCTATCCGATGCAAAGGCAAAAGGTTGTAATACTTTTCCGTTAACAACAAGACTTACATCATGAGCATATCCCGTATTATGTCTACCACTTGCGCCTAGAGGCCTCAAGCCTCGGGCAGGAACTTGCTGCCACCCTGAAACCAATCTCACTCCAACCTCATCAGCTGCTTGTATTAGTAAGTTTCGAAGTTGTGCTTTTGTCTTTGGATCTAAATCATGCTCATTTGTATTTGGCACGAATAAATTTGGATCAGGACGTTGATTTTTAGCATATGGCAAACATTCAACTAATTCACCTTGAGCTAACCTATTGTTATTGAATTCAGTATATACTTCTCTTGTAAATGTACCTTGGAATGTATTGTCAATCTCAGGCATTGTGATAATTAGTCTAGCTGAAAGGATAGGGTTGCCATTTACACACTCATTAGTATCATAAGAAAGAATCAATTGATCAAAGTATGCATTATCTTTTAACCACACAGCAATATCAAACAATCTTGAATTGTTAATATTGCCCTGAACATCAACAGCTTTGTAAACAACTGCTCTACCTTTTGATTTCAAATCATTAATACTGCCTGCAGTAATCTTTTCACCATTGCCAGGCCGGTAAAGTCCTTCTGTCACCTCTAGCGTAACACCTTCAAATTCTTCTTGGTTGGTTTGAATCTGTTTGAGAATTGTAACCTGTGGATACAAATGTTTTAAAATATTTTTCTTTACATCTTCATTACGTATGTATTTAATGTTGACAGGATCTTCTGTTCCTAAAAACTTAGAAAGAGAGATATTTGCAGATAGTTTTGTCTTGGCAGTAATTGATGTAATTGATTCTGTACCAAGATTTAACGGATTGTACAACGGATCTGGCAAGAACTGCTTGACAACATTACGTGGAATAAATATAACATTATTGGTTGCTGATACAGCATCCGCAAACCTAGCAGCTTGTATTGTTGTGGATTGACCATCAACTATTCGTCCAACCGCAGCTGGAGTTGGAGTGTTAAATTGTTCACATAGAGTACCTTCTTCAAGCAACGAACCAACAAATTTATTATTACCTCTGTTAGCTGGATCTCTGAGTTTAGATCTAGCAACTTTAGCAGTCATTGTCTGAGTTGCAATGCCATCATATCTGTTAGCTTTATCGATAAAGTCTTTTAGATAGTTGCCAATGTCAATCTTAACTTTACGGATACCCGCACGCGATTTGGTAAGTAAAGTGTTGACCAAGGTTGGTGTTGGTGTGGTTATTGCGGGGGTGTCAGCTGTAATAGAACTTGCATCAGCTGTCGCTGCTTCACCATAAGTCTGACTTCTGGCAACATCTGCAGTTCCTTTTAGATCTCCTGTAAACACAGTAGCAGTTATACCTCTATCAAATATAGCACCATTGCCGACAAAGTCAACAGCCGTACCACCAATAACTCCAGAACCACCTAATATAGACATATCATTAGCCGAAGCGGTCACATTATCAGAAGCTATATTGATGTAGTCTTCAGATGTGACATCCATTTCACCGCTGGAATAAAAACCAACATTACCGTCAATATTGTAATCCACATCACCCTTAACATTATACTGATGCCCTCCTAATACAGTATCTGTTACTTGTTCTGTAACGAAGTTCGCTACATTACCAACAACTGAGTTTGTTACACCTTTGTATACTTGTTTGGATTCTGCACCACCAATAACTTCAGTTTTATTGTTTTTTACATTGACGTTAAACTCATTACAGTCTATATTAAATTCACCAGTCACCTGCATATCAACATTACCTTGATAGACAAGTTTAGCATCACCAACAATTGTTATGTGTTGATCACCCCCAGCAACCTCAATTTTATTGCCAAGAGCACTGATAGAAACGCTACCATCAACACCAAGTTCAATACCAGCACCATCTGCATGTTTGATGAGAACGCGTTCGTTGCCAGGCGTATCATCTACTTCGTATACATGCCCTGTGATGGAACGAGATACCTGATTAAATGGATAGATCGAACTAATATATTCTTGTGTCAATATCTGAGCAACACCTTCCGATGATGCAACCCACTTTAGACTGTTTCTATTTTCACCACGAGCTTGCGTATTTGTGCTTTCTCTGTTATAATGTTCAGGTGTTGGAAACTGCCCTGTAGGATCCTCAGCTTTGTTTGATGATCTACTACCAGCTAGATTTCTTGTTTGTTCTTCTGTAAAGTCGCTCATATTATCTTCCTACATAAAAATTAGCAAGCTGTGCTGATGTTAGTGGATCTTGTGTCTTTGGATCATATGTCCTCAAATTTATTTTTCCAATCTTTTGTCTGATAAACAGGGCAACATCAAGAGCATCTGAGCCAGCAGTGTAATACCATCCAACATCCTTCATTGAGTATATTTGAATACCTGGTTTGGCAGTAACAATCTGACTAATCAACTGCAATAGTTTATCTCGTTGACCTGGAGCAAATTTGTGTGTATATGATTTATCGTTGATGTTTACAGCAATTAAAATACTTCTTTGATTATGATTATTGGTTATCGAAGCTGGCTTTGAGCTAGCTTCAATGTTTAGAGGTCTACCTCTGTATATTACTGCATCATATCCGATATAAAAATGTGGATTGAAACCTATGTTATAATTGTCTGAGTATAACTTATGATATTCCTGAACTGTGGCACCTGGATTACCAACAAACTGTACGATAACTTCAGTGACGTCTCTAGTAAGATTTAACACCTCAGCTGTAATCTCATTACCAATCACAGGAGAAAAGACATCGCTACTAGGATTGGTTGTTGCTTCAGACCATAAGTTCGTTAACAGGTCAGTTCTTTTTACTCTAAGATTTCTAGGAGATTTTGAATCTGTTATTTGAACACTAGCTTTGTTGTTTATCGTACTCAATAATGCTTCAAGATCAGCAATAGAACTATCTGAATAAGCAGAGAGAACCTTTGCAGCTGCATTTAGTTTATCTTGATTAACTAACTCAACTATCCTTTTAAAATCATCTGACGGAACACTTCGATTGGTCTTAGTGCGGATAAGTTTATATGTTGGCTGCAGTGCTTGTTCTACAGAATTCTCAACAAGAGATCCAAAACCATTGTTTGCATTGTTTAACAACGTGAATGCATTTGCAGCAATTGCTGATATGGTATTGTTCAACTGAGATGAAATAGATTTAAGATCGGGGAATAAATTACCAACAATGTTTTGTATTGGATCTATAACATTATCATCTTCAGACTCATCCTGAGTGTTATCTAATGCTACATTCTCTTCTACGATATTAACAATCTGTTGGCCTATCAGATTAGTTGTGTTTTTCACAGCAGCCGCAAGTGCTTCTGGGTGTGGCAGAGTTATAACAACGTCTAAGAACCCATTTGCAGCTAATGCAGCCTTACCTGTGATAGTTGTTAAATCATCTCTAGCGCTACTAGCGTCTTTTGTTAACTGTTTTGCGGCACTTGCATCCAGTTGAGCAACACCTAACTGAGATACTACTTGAGTTGGTACTGATCCATCTACACTGCTCACTACATCAGTTACAGTATCTGCAACTTGTTTGAATCCACCGGCAATTTGTCCTTGATTCTTATACAATGTAGTTCCTGCAGCTTCGAAGTTTGCTTGGACTTGTTGCACTTGTCGCTGCACAGGAGTTGAATTCAACGTCTTCTGTAAATTTACAAACACATTTGTTAATTCTTGTCTAATACTCGTCAAATTGCACCTCCTGAACTAGCTGCATAGGCAGCTGTCAGTCTTTTCGATTCTTGGTATGCGTCATAAGCAAATTGTGCTTGATCTTGTCTTTCAGCTAGCTTAGAAGGTATATCTTCAGGCACTTCATATTTTCTTAAAAAGTACAATGTTGCATTTGTATCATTCTGGTTTTCAAACGGAACATCAACTTTAAACTGATGACTAATTGACTTGTTACTTAGTTGACCCCACACTTGATGAGATGGGTTGTTTTTCATTTCCCATACTAAAAAGTTTAACTGAACAAAAAAGTCTTGATAATCTTTACCTGGAAATTTGACGTTAGCATATTGTTTCAGATCTTGCAATCTTCCTACTTCAGGATTCCATTGCGCAATTCCTTCTTCACCAACACCACCCTTTGGACCATCAGGAAGTAAATCTGACTCAGCAATAAGATTACCGACAACACCTGCTGCTGCTTCTTGATTAGCTATTCCTGCATCAAGTAAAAACTGCATTACAATGATCGCTCGAGTCTCTAGATTTGCTTTACCATTATCATACATTGCAATTAAGTCGGGATCAAGAATAACTCCATCAACAACAAAATCATTATTTAATGAATCTTTTCTACCTGATGATGCAACTTGCGATCGTTGAGTTAATGATGGTATTTCAAATTGAGTCATACTACCCAGAACAATTGGCATTTGAGATAACCTGCCATCCAGGAACACACCAAAAACAAATGCACCATTTAGTACCTGAGGTATCTTACCAATTCCAGATGTTCCACCTTCAGTGGTTGGAAGCATACACTTAGCGTATGGTAGATCTTCGTCAGGAACATCTTCTGAATGTAATCCAAGAACTCTGATCTTAACACGTCCTTGATATTGGTCCTCCCAATCGATAACTCTGGCTACAAACCACCTTGTTTCATCACCGTAAAAGTTCATTAGTCAATCCTTCTAGGTTCAGTGATTCTACCTACTTTTATAACAACATTATGTGTTTCGGATATCAAATCAAATACATGTTTCTTTGCAAGCATGATAAAGTTACCTGATCTTCTTTCATCAACTTGATGAACATCTGTTAAAGAAGATCCTTCTTTCAATACATTTATCTTGATCAGGTGCCCCACAGATCTATTGGTGTTCTTGACAGCAAAAGCAAGACCAGGCACTGTAATATCAAAACTGTTATCTCCAAGATACTTTAAAAAATTATTCTTTACAGTGACATCTCTTGAAGTTAAATAGTTAGGAATTAGACTATTAATATCATCATAAGGAGAGTGTGAAAGCACTGAATATCGTTTACTATTATAGTTAAAGATTTCTGTGGTTTGCTTTTCATCCACTCTAAACTTATCATCGATAGAAGATCTTTCACTATTTAAGTTAATGATCCCTGCATCATTTAATTTTTCAAATTGTTGTTTCATATCAATTCTAATATCAACTGGAGCTCCAGTTAGTGTATTAACACTTTCAAACGATGCACCTATAGCACCCATTTTTGCTAACGATAACGTATCATTCAATTCTCTAGCTTCCATATTTGTAATATTGAAAGCTTCTTCTTCCAAAGTTTTATTCTTACTTAGTTGACCTATAGAGTAGGTAAATGGTTTAGCGTGGAATGGTTCACGACTAAGTATGCTTTCCATGTCAGTTAAAATTAGATCATCTGAAGTTAATGATGAAAAGAAAAAATATGGTAGAGAATTGTCAGTTGTCATAAAATTCAGAACAGTTGTTATAGCAGTATACGTTGTTTGCCAAGGTACAATGTATCTGAATGTTTTTTGTCTGGGTAAACGATAATAATTTGGCTTGATAGTTTTATTTGTGTTGTCTTCCAGAATCTTTTTAATAATACTGGTGCCAGTACCGCTATATGATTTATTAACGAGCTGTAGTTCATTGAAGTATCCATGATCCTCTGTCAATTCAAGCAATAGCTGAGACATTTGATCATTAATTTTTATATTTCGTTCAATGGTACTAATGATAAAAACTTTTTCTATCTCTGTATCTGCACCAGGAGATTTCAACCTAATGGTGACACGTTCAGTTCCTTTTAGTTCAGCAACTCGATAGATATCGTTATCATCTTGAATTAGAATCCTACCAGTAAGATATGGAATGTAAATGTTTTCATATATTTCTAATTCTACACCAACTGATGCATCATTTTCAATACCAGACACGTATAGTTTTTTACCGCTCTGAAACCTTTCAGAGTGTATTGAAACTTCTATAATTTCTATCTGTTCAGCTGAAATAATGTCTGTCATATTATTGTTTTAACAATCTTTGGTATTCTGCATTAATTTGATTTGCAACATTAGGTTTGAATATCTTTATATCTCTTAGAGCGTCAACTTCCCTTCTCAGTCTATCAAGATATGTAATTGGAATTAATCCAGCTGTTCCATTTATAGTTTCAGTTCCAATTGTAATACTGGCTTGCTGGTTTTGAACACCATATTGTGTATCAGGAATATATTGTAAGTCAATCCATCTACCGTCTGAGTTTTCATAATGGTGCGCAGCATCATACTGATTATTCTGACCCCAAATCAACAAAGGTTCAACATCTTGAATACTCCAGTTTTTTACATCTGGATCTCCAAATTTGGTATATATTGTTGCTTGTCCACCCGATATTACAATTGCTGGTTGGGATAACGTTGCTGTAGCAGTTGCCCTTGTTCCCGATGCTTGATTAGGCTCGGAAATAGTTACTGTAGGAGCCGCTTCATAATCCTCACCACCATTGATTACTGTAATAGCTGTAACTACACCACCCTCGGATATGGCAGCAGCTGCGGTTGCACCTTCTCCACTACCACCAGTAATAGTAACAGTAGGAACAGATGTATATCCAGATCCACTGTTAGTGATTGTTATCGTTCGAACTTCAATCAAAGGCTTTACCACTAACTGGCCTAGATCATAGTTTTTTTCCAGAATCTTACCTTTGAAATCTGGATTTGGAAATCCACCACCTGTTGCCGTTGCAACGTAGTCGCCAACATAAAACTCACTATACATCTTTCTGTTAGTTTTTAATACAAGGTTTGGATAGTATTGTCTACCAAGAGAGTAAATCTCTTGTTCGCTTAGTGGCCAACCCTGTTGTCTTAACTTATCATTAAGTAGATAAAACATCCAATAATATTCTGTTGTTCCATAAAGCTCATATGATAATGCATCTGGTCTTACATGATCTTTAATGTAATACTTTTCGTAGAAGCTAATATCATCTTTAACCTGATCGATTATATCAATATAAGCCGTAAGGTTTTGAAAGATGGCTGGATCAATCTCATCACCAAAGTTATAATTAACAAGTGGAAAGTTTCTAAAAAATGCCATATTAGTACCCCAGTACAGCTACATCGTACTTGTTTAGTGTACGTTCTTCTGTAAAGTTTAGAGTCAATGTTGCTTCCTGTGGTCGACCATCTCTATGGAATGACATACCACTTTGATTGTAGTTTACATCTACCGATTGTAAGAATGATGGTAACAGTTGAGTTGCAACCTTTTTATATCTACCATCTGCAGTCCTGTATCTCATGATAATATCAAAAACCGCTGGGTATCTAAATGATGCTGAAATACCAGCAGCCTCTACTGCATCTGGATACATTTCTTCCCTAAAGAACAGGATGATCTTTTCAATTGATTCAGCTTCTGCTTGTGATGTTGGAACAAGTTTAAATGAAAATGAGAATGAACGAAGCTCTGGTCCAGATAGAACAGCTCGTCTATTAGGATTTAATGCTACACCTGTAGCAGATGAAATAGCACCTGATACTCTACTGCTCGCTCCAAAGACCCTAAGTGCAGCAACCTGGGCTTCTTCTGTTGCAGCTCCAGTTCTTAATGAAGAGATTATCGAACCAAAGGTGTCTCTAATTCCTGCGCCAACATCTGAAATAATTTCGCCTGCACTTTTATTTGATAATATACCCTGACGTATCCCAGCTCCAAGCACTCCAAGATCAACATTACTGTAGGTTACTCTATCTTGGATTTGAATAGCACCTGGTAGATATAGCGTACACTTTCTTCCAGAACCAATATTATTTCTAAGCGCTTCTGTTCTTGTTGTTTTACGTTCTACTGGACTACTAGCAAAATTTGTAAATCCCTGTTCGTTAGCTATTCTTTGTTCATTAGCTCTGAATCCAGCACCAGTACCAAGAGTTGTTTCAGTCACAGGAGCCAAATCTTCTACTGTTTTCAAAAAATCAAGTGTTTTTGCGCCAAGGGTATTATATTCAGGTGTTCTTGCTTTAAATGTGATTGTACCCCCATAATCGTCTTGATTATTTAAAGGATACTTTAGAATTGAAGAATTTCTACCAGAAAACCTACTAGCTGACACATCTTCTGAACTTGTGTCTTGTTGGTAGAGTTTAACTATCTCATCATAGTTGGCCATATCTTTTCCTAATAAATATAAAAAAGTTAAAAGTATTTATAAGGTTGTTATGGCATATTCTGGCAAGTACAAAGTCAAAAACAGAAGCAAGTACAAAGGCGATGCTGACAATGTAGTTTTCAGATCTTTGTGGGAACGAAACGCATTTAAGTGGTGTGATACATCTGATATTGTCAAAGAATGGGTAAGTGAAGAAGTTGTGATTCCTTATCTGTATGAAGTCGATAAAAGATATCATCGATACTTTATGGATCTAAAGATCACATACACAAATGGTAAAACTATTCTGGTTGAGATCAAACCAGAGAAAGAAACTAAGCCACCTGCATTCCATGGTAAGAAGAGCAAGCGTTATATATCAGAAGGTATGACATATGTTAAGAATATGAATAAGTGGTCTGCTGCTCAAGAGTATGCAGCTGATCGTGGATGGGGGTTTGAGATATGGACAGAGAATCATTTATCTGCAATGGGTATACTTCCAAAGCCTCAGAAGAAGTTTAAACCAATCAAACCTTTAAAACCAGTAAAGAAGAAAAATGGCAATAGTAACAGGAAGTCCTAAAACTCTATTCATTCATATACCCAAGACAGGTGGAACATCTGTAAGCAAGTGGTTAAGAAATAATGCGATCAATTCCAAGAAAGATATTGGAAAACATTCAAAGATGAATGAGCATGAGATAAGCGATAACACATTTGTGTATACTATGGTTAGGCATCCATACAATAGAGTTATAAGTGGATACAATTTTCATTGTGCTCATACGATTCATCAGTTTAAAGGATCGTTTATTGATTGGTGGGAAAGTGACTTATCAGAAATAGCAAGAGAACCACAATCCGCATATGTCACGGATAGACTAGATTATTTTATAAAATTAGAAAAACAAAAATTTCAATTTAAGAAGATTATGGAAATGTTTAAAAGTAAAAACCCTTTAGACCATGATAACAAGTCGGGTAGAGATAAAAAGTATCCAGAATTCTGGCGTGCTAATATTCCACAAAACATTCAAAGAGAAATACATCTTATTCACAAGGATGACTTTGAAAGATTTAACTACAATTTCTAATATAAATACTGTTATGGCTAATATATTTGACAAACTAGAACTAGAAGCATTCAAGGCAGGTATCACTCCCAGGACCCAACAGTCCAGGGATTGGTTTCGTCGTAAGGCACAGCAGATAAGACGTGTCAATCGTAATGCTATAATGAAAGAAGAACCTATCCAACTGTCAAACAGACAGATTGTTGGATCAATGTATATGTTCTTTTACGATCCAAAGTTAAAAGAAACACTACCATACTATGACAGCTTTCCTTTGGTTATTGTTATTGGACCTGCAGAAGGTGGATTCTTAGGATTAAATCTTCATTACATTGCTCCAATACTCAGAGCTAAGCTATTGGACTCATTAATGGATATTACTAACAATGATAAGTTTGATGACACAACCAAGTTCAATCTGTCATATAGGATGTTGAAGAGTGCTGCCAAGTATAAGTGGTTCAAGCCATGTGTTAAACATTATCTAAACTCAAATGTAAGAAGTAGGTTTGCAAGAGTTCCAGCAACTGAATGGGAGATCGCAGCATTCTTACCAACAGCAGACTTCCAGAAAGCTGGTAAATCAAAAGTCTATGCTGATTCCAAAAGGATGATATAATGGTCTCAACAATAGATCAATTCAAAAGTCTCGTAAGTGCCAAAGGTGGTATTGCCAGACCTAATCTGTTTAGAATTAAGTTTCCATCTCTTCCAGGTGCAACGTCAGAAGAAGTAAACATCCTCTGTAAAGATGTTCAGTTGCCTGGTCGTCAGATTATGACCAACGAAAGACGTATTGGTCTACAACTAGAGAAAATTCCATATGGTTATGCTGTCAATGATGTCTCAGTAACATTCCATGTGATGAACAATTATGGAATAAAAGAATACTTTGAGACATGGCAAAACCTTGCTGTGAACCAACAGACCAAAGAGATTGGCTATCAGAGTGACTATGCTCGTAATGTTGAGATCGAACAGTTTCAGAAGGTAACAAAGCTACCGGAAAGATTCAGAAGCGAGTTTGATAACTCATTACTACCAAGATTGAGTGATATAGATATTGTACAACAATTTTTTAATGTTGGAGATCAACTGAATGACTTGGTTGTTTATAGATGTAAATTGATTGATGCGTTCCCAACATCTATGAATGCAATTCAGCTAAACAACGACCTTGATGGTATTGTTGAACTAAACATTCAGCTTTCATATACCAACTGGGAAACACCATTTGTGCTATCTCCATCCAATGTTGGTGATGCATTTAGAAGCTCTATTAGAAATACACTAGTGGGATTTGTTAATAATATTTTATAAGGATTTGAAATGGCACTACCTAAGATTAATGATATACCAAATTATGAACTAATTATACCATCAAATCAACAAA